CATTAGCTATTGAACTTGGCTTGATTAGTTGACACAACAATAACATTAGTATATTATATAGACATCACTCAGACATCTGGGTGGTGTCTTTTTTTATGGGGTTTGTCTTAAAAACAAGTGCGAGTAATCTCGGCTTAAAAAACTTCGTGCGAAGTTGCTAGTGTGTAGGTATATCTTATCAGATTAAAAGTCTGAGCATATATAGTAGGTTTTTCCATAACAAAAAGTTATAACCAACCAACGAGGAGTACTCATGGAACAAAAAGAGATAAGGCTCAATGCAGGTAAACGTAAGTCTTTGACTAACGATTATCGTAGACATTGTGAAAGTCTTTCAACTGAATTGAAAGATCAATACAATCAATCACGAGAAGAAGCTACAAGTTCTATTGCTTCTGCGTTTGAAACTGCAACAACAGTAGTGCAACGTAGATTTCCATTAGAAGATGTTGCTGTTTTGCAAGAGTTACAGAGAAAACATAACACTATTAATGCAGTAGGTAATGATAGTTGTTTTTATTTCAAAGTAACTGACGCACCTAAAGTGCTTGATCAATACAATGACGAGGTAGAAAAGTCTAAACATTTTTCGTTTGAGTTAGACGGAAGTTTGAATGGAACTTATGGTACTCGTTATGGTAGTGGCAGTTCTAACAATGGAAAAAACTTTCCTTATGCTATGTATCGTGAGGAAATGAAAGCAGTAGGACTTAATCCAGACTGTAACATTGAGCATGACCTAAAAAAAGAAGGTAATATCCACAGGCATGACAACAATCCCTATCTGTCAACGTGTAGAAATGAGAATGATTCTTTTCTAAATGGTAAGACAGGTGGTAGTAATATGTATGAGGATTGGAACAACGGTTATGTACTTCAGATTATAGGTACAGGTGGCTGTCGTTCTAGGGCTATCCCATGTTCAGACTTAGAGTTTCAGAAGTTTGAGATGATGATACAAGCCAAGCAAAGTGTAGTCACAAAACATACTAAATGGATTGAATCTATTGTAGCTAAAGTTAATAGATTTGAGCAAGGTATAAAGACTATGACTAAGTTCTCTCAAGTAGAGAAGTTTGCTTCTCACAGTAAAGTCAACTGGAAGATTGATGACGAGATACTTGCCGATAAGATTGGTATGGACGTTGTAATTTCTATTGATGATCTAGCAGACGCATTAGATAACATAGATAAACCTAAGCTAACTAGAGATGAGAAGCTTCAGGCTCGTATGTTGTACGAACAATCAAAGGTATCCTCAGTTAACTAGAGGTATCAGTTGACATACTAGCAATAGTATAGTATATTAAAGGCATTACTAATTAATTTTAGTAGTGCCTTTTTTTTAACCCAACAATAAGGAAACATATGAGTGCATTAGTTGCAAAACTACAAGAGCAATATGAAGATCAGTACCAACGGAGTATTACACCCGTTGAACTGCGTCAATTAGACTCAGTAGAGAGTACATTTACGCTAAATAAACCTAGCTATGCTGTATTAGATACTGAAAACAACAAAGCAATACACCTACATGGTGCTAACTACCAGTTGATACCCTATGCAAAGATATTATCTGGTCTATCTACTGCATTAGATGAGTATGAAATAGATATAAGTGATACATCTATTAAATTTAATGTGTCACCAGACTTAAACTACATGAAACTTAGGATTTTGTTTGGAGATACTGGAGATTTTGGTACTTACTCTATGAGTCATAACGAAAATGATAAGTTAAAGTTTGGTATTGAAGTTATATCTAGCTATGACGCATCAATTATCTTTCAGTTAAGATCAATGTTCTTAAGATTAGTATGTGCCAATGGTATGAAATCATTTGAAGATATTAATTCTTCTATGAAAAGACATACACTTAAGTTTAATCTTGATGATTCATTTACTAAACTTAAAAATCTTAACACAACTTTTAGTAACATGAAAGATAAAGTAGAAGTGTACCAAAGTGTAGAGTTAGGTAGACAAGATGTTGAGAAGTTATTTAGAAAGTTCTCTAATAATTCTGATGGTAAGTACCACTTACTTAATAGTGTATTAGAAACTGATGCAAATAAATCAACACTTCTTGATGTATACAACGCACTAACAAACTACAGTTCACACAATGAACGTGCTGTTAAGATAGGTAAGAAAGAGAGTAACGATTATAAGATTGAATCTTCTAAAAGAGATTCTATAAGAAGTAGTGAGGATAGGGATTTTGAAGTTAGAAACTTCTTAAAGACTAATGACTTTATGTTTTACTATCATCAAGGCGTAGCCAATCAATTAAGATAATATCTATAGGGGGGCTAGTGTATACTATACCCCCCCCTGAGATGACACGATACTATAACATATTTTAAGAGATAAACCAAGTAGACATAGTGTCACATCTATGCTATAATACACATTAACAGAAAGATAAATTATGACATTGAAAACATTCGTGCCAGAACAAGCAAGCAAATCAGCAGAAGAACAATTAGGTTTAGCAAAGATTCAAATTATGTTTGAGGATTCCTTTGGAATGTTTAATGCTAGAGGTGGTGCTATAAGTGATGTACAATTAGAGAGGGAGAAACGACAGGCAACAGAATGGTTTAGGTCTAGTGACTGTGAATTTTTTTCTGATCTCGCAGGTACAGAACATGATACTGTAATACGATTACATGATACGTTGACATACAATTACAACACAGGTAAGATAACGTTATCAGAAGTAAGGTATGCAATAAGAAACTTAGGATTAAAGATATGAACATATTTCATTTAGATAAAAGTGCAGAGGTATCTGCATTGTATCATTGTGATAAGCACGTAGTCAAGATGATATTAGAAACAGGACAGATGTTATCAACTGCATATCAAAGACATTGTGGTATTGATGAGGAACTATATAAACCTGCATACCCACACCACCCCATGACTATATGGGTAGGAGATTCATTAGGTAATTATATGTGGTCAATAGATTTGTTAGGTCACTTGCTTAATCAATACAGACACAGGTATCATAACAGAATACATAAGACAGGTCGCATACTTAATAATTTAATTTGTTTGAATGACAAAATAAAAGATAAGTTTGAGTATCAAAACTTTTTAATCCCACCCTTGTGTATGCCAGATGAATACAAGTGCGATAACTATATACAATCATACAAAGATTACTATGTAGGTGAGAAGAAACGATTCGCTAAGTACACATCAGTTGACACACCAGACTTTATGTGCTAAAGTATAACTTAATCAAAGGACAATTATGAAAACAATCAAAGAGATAGAGAAGAAGATAGGTAGTCTATCTAATCCAAGTAAGATGCCCTCGTTTGCATGGGGTATACCAATTAAATATTGTGTAACAGGTGCTAAGTTAGCATTGGTTGATGGTACTATTTGTAGCAAATGTTATGCAGGTAAAGGTTGCTTTGTATTTCCTGTTGTAAAAGCTATGTATCAGAGAAGATATGAGGCACTAGGTCTACCAGAATGGGTAGATTATATGGCAGAACTCATTACCCAAAAGTACAAAAACCTAGATAAATCAAGGCGTTTTCACCGTTGGTTTGACTCTGGGGATATACAATCTTATGAGCATCTTATGAAAATATTTGAGGTGTGTGAACTTACACCACATATAAAGTATTGGTTAGCTACTAGAGAGTATCAAATCATAGATAAGATTACAGAGAAAGATGTACCAAAGAATTTATGCTTACGAGTATCAACAACTAAAGTTGATAGCAAGCCACCCAAGTTTTGGAAGTGGACATCTGGTGTGCATAAAAATAAGAAAGCAGTAGGTCGTGAGTGTCCTGCACCTAAACAAAATGGTGAGTGTGGTAGTTGTCGTGCCTGTTGGAGTCATAAAGTTAAACAAGTAAGTTATAAGGAGCATTAGTAATGAAAGCAACAGTTAATTTTGAATGGAGGGATATAAATGAACCTACATTTACACCAGAAGAAATAATAAGAAAAGCACTGTATGATAACGGATATTCTGTTGGTCATGTATTTGTTCAAGGGGCATTCGATGAAGATAAAACTAAAATATTTGGTAGTGATGGTGATAGATTACCTCATGAAGAAGTAGTATGGAAACAACATGAAAGAATGACAAAATGACTGACAAAGAAAGAGGAGATTTTGAGTGGGCTAGTGGGTTCTATTTGTATGATGACCTAGATCAGAAATGGATTAACTGGAGTGAGAAAAAACTTTTTAGAGAGATTGCAAAGTTAGCATGGCAACCCTTTGAGTATTGGGAGGGTGAGCAGATTTATAATGAGATTAATAAACTTGCGTCTTCAGTAAGAGAAAAAATAAAAAAGGAAAAAGATGAGGAGTAGTATCTTCCTTATCTTTTTTTTGTTTCTAATTTCCTGTAAAGATTTTAGCTTTAACCCAACCACAACTATAATTAAACACATAATAACTAATAAAGATAAATAGTACTTGACAAGTACACATAAATCTGATAGGGAGAATCATGATGAAAAAATACAAAGTAAGAATATTTGGATTAGGTATAGATGCTAAGGCATTGATACCTTTTCCTTATGAGCCAACACTAGACATGATTGAGAATGCAGTTGCTGAATATTTAAATGAGGGGCTAATGAAAATAGAATCGGATAGTTTTTATAATAAAGAAAAGTATACAATAACATACGAGGAAATGCACGTTGAATTATAAGCAACAGTTAGAAGTAATAGAAGGACTATTCATTCCACCAGATACATCTATAAGAATGGATTGTCCTTTCTGTCATGGTAAAAATACTCTATCAATAGACACAGCTACCAACAATATAAATTGGTTTTGCTTTCATGCGTCATGTAAAGCTAAGGGTAAGTACAAGGGAGAAAAAGATATGAACTATGTAAACTCTACATTCAATAGTAAAAATAAAATAAGTGATGCACCATTTGAAATGCCAGATAGTTTTACAACTGTATACTCAGATGATAAAGCTATGAAGTATCTACATAAAAATAATTGTTGGGAGGCATGGAGTTGGGGCAGGGCTACAATAAAATTTGACATAGCACAGAACAGAGTAGTCTTCTGTGTTAAAGATCCAAAGACAGATAGGATTGTAGGTGCAGTAGGTAGAGGATTAAATTCTAGAGTATATCCTAAATGGTATATGTATGGTAACAAAGATGTACCATTTGCTTGTGGTTTAATAGAACACAAGGAGGCTATTCTTGTAGAGGATTGTGCCTCTGCTTGTGCAGTATCTAATGTATTGACAGGTGTAGCTTTAATGGGTACATCATTAAAAGAATCTCACAAGAAACACTTGACACAGTACAAGAAATTGTATATAGGTTTAGATAGAGATGCGACAACAAAATCATTTGCTATTGCTAATGAATTAAAATCTTATGGTATTAAGAATGTTCATGTTAAAGTATTAGAAGATGACTTAAAATATTACGGAACAAAAGAAATAGAGGAGATGTTCAATGACTAGTACAATGATGCAAGAAATAGTAGATGACTGGAGAGAGTGGAGGTATGATATTATAGAATTAAATACTGCTACATGGTCACAAAGAGATGAAGAAAAGATTAATGCGATAACAGCTATTCTAGAAGAACAATTAGAATCGCAGAAAGCAATAGACAAAAATGATTGAGAAACAAATAATAAAACTAATGCTCAATAAAGATTTTTATGCAGAGTATAAAGGTCAAGTATCTCGTAATGTATTTCAAGGTAGCTTTGGTTCTTTGTATGACACTATTCAAAAAGCACATGAGAAGTATGATGCTAACATAAGTCTTGATGAGTTGTATTCTTTACATACTGCAGTATTTAATCCTGCATTGACCCGAGCAGCTAAAGAACAGTTTAGTGAATTGCTTGAGGATATAAAAGAAACTCAAGAACCCTCAAAAGAAATAGCAGATGACATTATAAAAATATTAATTGAGAGAGATGTTGCACAGAAAATTGCAATAGAAGCTACTGAAATATTTAATGGTAAACCTGCAGACTTTAATTTTATTACAGGTCTTATTGATAAGCATAAGTCAGGACTACCTGCACAAAAACTAGATGCAGTAACAAATAACATTACTGAATTACTTGATGAGTTAGATGTTGTAAGTAAGTGGAGTTTTAATTTATCTGTACTTAAAAATAACATAGGTGGAATCGGTCCAGGAAATCTAATGATAGCATTTGCCAGACCAGAGACAGGTAAGACAGCATTCTGGGTTAGTCTTGTGTCAGCACCATATGGATTTGCTGAACAAGGTGCTAAGGTACATGCGTTTATTAATGAAGAACCTGCAGTACGTACACAGATGAGAGCCATCAGTTCTTTTACTGGACTTAACAAAGAACAAATTGTAGAAGATGTTGACTCAGCACACAACGAATGGATTAAAATAAAAGATAATATTAAAATGATTGACACAGTTGATTGGTCTATGGACGATATAGATAGCCATTGTGAAAAGCATAAGCCAGATATAATTGTTATAGATCAGTTAGATAAAGTAAATATGAGTGGTACATTTGCAAGAACAGATGAGAAACTAAGAGCAATCTATACAAGTGCAAGAGAGATAGCAAAGAGAAGAGAGTGTGTAGTCATTGCTATATCACAAGCATCAGCAGATGCACACAACAGAGATCACATATCATTTGATATGATGGAAAACTCTAAGACAGGTAAGGCAGCTGAAGCAGATTTAATTATTGGTATTGGTAATAGAGCATCTAATGATCCTACTAATACTAGCAGAGTATTAAACGTAAGTAAGAATAAGATAACAGGGTGGCATGGAGATCCATCTTGTATACTAGATAAATATATAAGTAGATTCACAGATTAACATAAGGATAATATGATAACAACAGTAGACGTAGAGACTTCGTACCAAAAAACAGAGGCAGGTGGCTTTGATCCATCACCATTTAATCCAGATAACATACTAGTTAGTGTGGGTATTAATGATGAATACTATTTTACTAATCACAGTGAAAGAGTTGATGAAGGTTGTCATGCAAAGATACAAAAGATATTAGATAATACTAAATTATTAATAGGGCATAACATTAAGTTTGATTTAAGTTGGTTACTTGAGGCAGGATTTAAATATGATGGCAATGTATATGACACTATGATAGCAGAGTATGTATTAAATCGTGGTGTACGTAAGAGTTTAACATTACTTATGTGTTGCCAACGTAGAAAACTAGATGCTAAAGATGATGCAGTAAAAGAATACATGGACAGAGGTGTATCATTTGAAAATATACCTGCAGAAATTGTAGAGAAGTATGGTAGAGTTGATGTAGCTATTACTAGACAACTGTTTGATTCACAAATGGCAGACTTAAGAACAGATAGAGATAAAGGTTTATTAAAAACAATTAAAGTTATGAATGAATTTTTAATTGTGCTTACTGATATGGAACGTAATGGTATCAATGTAAACTTAGAAGATCTTTCTGATGTAGAGAGAGAGTACAGAGCAGAGTTTGCTTATCTTAAACAGAAGATAGACAAGATTGTATATGAGAAGATGGGAGATACTAAAATTAATTTAGGTAGTCCAGAACAATTGTCTTGGTTAATCTATTCTAAAAAACCTAAAGATAAGAATGAATGGTCTAAAATATTTAACACAGGTGTAGATAAGTTTACAAAGAAGAATAAGAAAAGACCTAAGTTTTCTTTTGCACAGTTTAGAATGTTAGTAACTAATAACTCTGAGCCTATATACAGAACTATGGCTAGTCAATGCTTACATTGTAATGGTAAAGGTGTAATTAAAAAGATTAAAGTTGATGGTACACCTTACAAAAAATACACTAAGTGTGATGATTGTTATGGTGAAGGATTTGTATATGCTAACATGGCTAAACTTGCAGGCTTTAATCAAAGACCTAGAAGTGTGTATGATATATCTGACTCTGGATTTAAAACAGATAGGATAACATTAAATAAAATTGCAGGAGAAGCAGAGGGAGAGTTCAAAGACTTTATTGATTCTATCCTTAGACACAATGCTATCTCTACATACTTAAATACTTTTGTAGAAGGTTTACAAAACTTTACAAATGCTAATGGTTTATTACATCCTAAGTTTATGCAAGCTGTAACAGCTACAGGTAGACTATCAAGTAGAGATCCTAACTTTCAAAACCAACCAAGAGGTAATACATTTCCTATACGTAAGGTTATACAATCTAGGTTTGAAGATGGTCAGATAATTGAGGTAGACTTTGCACAGCTAGAGTTTAGAACTGCAGTATTTCTTGCACAAGATAAGCAAGGTATGGAAGATATAAAAAATAATATAGATGTACATAAATTTACTGCTGACATCATAGGTGTATCAAGACAAGATGCTAAGGCACATACATTTAAACCTTTGTATGGTGGTACAACAGGTACAGAAGATGAGAAGAAATATTATAAAACATTTGCAGAAAAATATAAAGGTATAACTAAATGGCATGAAGAATTACAGAGCCAAGCTATAACTTTTAAAAGAATTAAATTACCAACAGGTAGAGAATACTCCTTTCCATATGCAGAACGTATGCCTTGGGGTGGATCTAGTTATGGTACGCAAATAAAAAATTACCCAGTACAAGGGTTGGCAACTGCTGACATTGTACCATTAGCATGTATAAAAATATTTAAGCTAATGAACGACCAGAAGGTAAAGAGTTTACTTATTAACACAGTTCACGATTCTATTGTGGCTGATGTTTATCCTGGAGAAGAAGCTGTAATGAGTAAGATATTTGACGAGGGTACAGCATCCGTAATACCTGCATTGAAAGAGTATTATGGAATAAACTTTAACGTTCCACTTGACACAGAGATCAAAATGGGATATGATTGGTTAAATATGAAGGAGATAAATAATGACTAATATAATACTAAAAGTACAAACGTTTACGCTTACTGATCCATTAATAACTGTTGAGTTAGTTATGGATAAACGACACCAAGCTATAGACATAGCAGATAAACTTAATGCTATAGCTAAGGCAAAAAAAGAAAACACAACAACGTATTTCGTACAGACTATTGAATTACCTAAAGAAGATAGTGATGACGACATGCCGTTTTAATATAGGAGAACTATGAGTACACCCTTACTAGACAAAGAGTTGTGGGAAGAATACGGTGATGATGAGCAAGAAGAAGCCTTTGATATGTTACAAGGTTTAAAGGCTCAGCATAATGGTGAACCTACAATGTTATATATAAATGAGAATGAGGAACTACAAAGTTATTTAATGTGGTTTGCTCGCACAGAAAACTTAACGTGTGAGATTACAGAGGGAGATACTAGAGTATGTTAGAAGTGTTACTGGGTGCAGGTTTTATAGTGTTAATTTTATTATTTGTGTGTGATATATTTTATCCACCTTATAAAAAATAACACTTGACAAACATGTTAAATTGTGGTATAAGGAATCAATCAACTAAGGAGTACTATGGAAAATAACATAGCAAATATAAGTGAGATGTCCGATGAGCAGATAATGAAAGCTATTGGGCAAGACGATGGTTCAAGTAAAGGAGTAAACATTCCTAGACTTGGCATCAACAGGTCACCAGAAGATGACGATGGCAATCAATTACCCGTAGGTAATTTATATACATTTGATTCTAATGTAGGTCAGAATGTATATGGGAAACCAATTACATTTAGACCATTCATAAGTGCAATGCAATACATGCACTATGATCCAGATAAGAGTGAGTATGTAAACAGATCTATCATCATTAAGAATTGGAAGGAAGAAGCTGTAGATATACTAGGTGGTACAAAGTGTGGTAAGGTTCCGTTTAAAGATAGAGAATCATTAACACCAGAACAGTTAGCAGAACAAAGAACTATAAGATGTTATAGATTATTGTATGGTTTGCTATCATTCAAAGGAGTAAAAGCTAATGGCGAAGAACACACTGTTTCTAATCTGCCTGCTCTATGGAGGGTTACAGGTACAGCGTTTTCTCCAGTTGGGTCTGCTCTAGAACAAATAACTAAACGTAAAAAACTAATGTTTACTACTACACTATCAGTAGATACTAAGAGACAGAAGAAAGGTGGTAATGTTTATTACACACCAGAGATTACTGTCAATGCTGAGGCTGGATTAGAAATGTCTAAAGATGATATGGAAACGTTGGGAGTCTTCCAAGGAGTTATTGATAAAGAGAATACAGAAGTTGTAGATCTTTACAAAGCTGCTAAGAAATCTACCTACGCAACATCTGATGCAGATATGAAAAAAGTAATAGATGAAGTAGAAGATCCAATTGAAGTGTTGGCTGGATAATGAGTGATATCCTTCATAAGGTTCAGAACTATCTGGATAAAGCAAACAAAGATCCTGTAGAAGTATCTGATGAATTGCTTGAAGAGTTTGGTGAGGCATGTAAAAGTGCCTTACGTAAACAATTCTCAGAGAAACGAAGAGGAACATTTAGACCAAGAATGTCAAGTATAGGTAAGCCGTTGTGCCAATTACAGATGGAAGCAAAGAATGTAAAGGGTGAAGGTCAACCATACAATGTTAAGATGAGAAATACTTTTGGAGATCTCATTGAAGCATTGGCTATATTTGTCATGAAATCAGCAGGGGTAGAAGTAAAAGATGAACAGAAAAAAGTTAAACTTAAATTTACTGACTCAGAAATTGAGGGCAGACTTGATGTTAAAATTAATGAAAAAGTGTGGGATATTAAAAGTGCATCACCATACTCATTCACTAAGAAGTTTGAAGGTGGGTTCGAAGAAGTTGCAAAGGATGATGCGTTTGGATATGTACCTCAAGGATATCTTTATAGTGAGAGTGAGAAGATGCCTTTTGGTGGATGGATTGTAATCAACAAATCTACAGGAGAGTGGACAGTATGTGAAACTCCTATAGATGATGATAGTTATAGAGTTAAAGCATTGGCTAGTGCAGAAGCAAACATTGCAGCTATTAAAAACAATGTACCTTTTAAAAGATGCTTTGATGATATAGAAGAAACATTTAGAACTAAGAAGACAGGTAATAAAATTTTGGGCATAGCTTGTACATTTTGCTCATACAAACTTCCTTGTTGGGGAAGCCAATTGAAACTGCTACCACAACAGCAGTCTCAAGGGAAAAACCCTAAGTGGGTTTGGTATACTGAAGTAACTAATCCTAGGAAAGAGGAAACTTTTGCATAGGAAATGTTATTTCAAATGGGTAGGGGATAGTATTGAGGGGTCTATTTCCTACCTACACTACGCACTATGATCTTCTTTACTTTATTTAAAAAGAAAGTAGATAAAGAGTTTAGAATGTTTACAAATCTTATATTTGATACTGAGAAAAACGCAGAAGAGTTCGCAAGTAAAAGTATGAAGAGAGGATTTGAATTTAAAGTAGTAGAATATAATAAAGAAAATTACGAAAGGTATTGGTATAAATAATTATGACAAAGAAAAAAAGTATTGATGTTAATAACTCACTAAAAGTTTTAGTCACACCTTGGGAAAAAGGTTTTACTTGTGGTATCGTTATGGATAGTAAAGCCAAAATGTCTACAGAAGAATATGAAGTATGTTCTACTATAGCAAGAGGTATGATTAAGATGGCAACTGCAGATCCCCAAACAACATTTATGTATGGGCTTCGTGGATTTGCTGACGACAAAAAGAGTAGTGCAAAAAGTCTAGCGATTAACTCTGTTGCAGAATTTGACAGTGAAGATAATGTTATAGATTTTATTGAGTACTTAAAACATAAACGAGATAAGGAGTTAAACTAATATGGCAACACACTTAGTAATAGGAGACCCTCACTGCACTCCAAAGGCAAGCAATGACAGATTTTTATGGGCAGGTAAATTTGCACATGATCTGAAACCAGACACCATAGTATGCATGGGAGACTTTGCTAGTATGGATTCACTATCAAGCTACGACAAAGGTAAGAAATCTTTTGAAGGAAGAAGATATAAAAAAGATGTAGACCATGTACATGATGCATTGGAACTATTTAACAAAGGTCTTAATGGAAGACGACCAAGAAAAATCATGTTACTTGGTAATCACGAAGATAGGATCAATAGAACAATAGATGATATACCAGAACTTGATGGCACAATTAGCACAGATGACTTTAAATTTAAGAAGTATGGTTGGGAAGTTCATGACTACCAAATTCCAGTTGTGGTCGATGGCGTATACTACTGTCATAATTTTCCTGCTGGTGTTATGGGTAAGCCTATTAGTGGTGACAATATTGGGCGTTCCTTACTTATAAAAAATAAAGTATCTTCTACTGTTGGTCACATACACACATTTGATTATGCCATATGTGCGTTACCTTCTGGTAAAAAACTAATGGGACTATCTGCAGGTTGTTACTTGCATCACAAAGAAAACTATGCTAAGAATACACAGCAGATGTGGTGGAGTGGTTTAATAGTTAAACGTAACGTAGATAAAGGTGAGTACGATTTAGAAATGATGGAGTATAATACTATTAGGAGAAAGTATGGCAAAAAGTAAAAGAGTATATGAAAAAGAGATAGATCACAGCCATGATATATCTTATGAGAATGAGGTAGTATATGACAATGTTAATTCACCTGCTCATTACAAACATGGTAAGAAAGAAACTATAGATGTTATTCGTGATTGTATGGAGAGTGATGAGTATCATGGGTATCTTAAAGGTAATGTCTTGAAGTATGTTTCAAGATATAAATTTAAAGGAGAGCCATTAGAAGATCTAGAAAAAGCACAATGGTATTTAAATAAATTAGTACAGGAGGTTAAGGATGGGAGCAGTTAAACATGCGTTACTAGAGGTAGAAGACTTTGTGTCTGGATGTCTAGGAGAAGGTCGTACATTAAATCAAACAATAAGAGATGCAGTGGAAGAGTTTAAAAGAGTAGACAACTCCTATTTATTAGATGCAGATTTTATTGAGGATAAGTATTACCAATTTAAAGGGCAGATATGAGAGAGTTATTTCTAGATGCGTTACAAGATAAATACAAAGCACAAATATCAGATGCTAAAGCTAAAGCAACTGTGTACTTAGATAACCCTGTAGCAATAGGGGAGCATCCACAGTTTATAGAAGAGTTAGATAAACTTGTTAATGTAATATCTAGTGCAGAAGAGAATATAAAAACAATAGAAGAGTACTTTGGGGGTACAGATGACTAAAGAGAAAGGAAAAGAACAAGTAGGATCAAGAACATTTTTAATAGACTCGATGCAACTACAAGATTTAATGAGGTACTTAATGAGTAGACCTTATGCTGAAGTTGTAAAGCTTATGAATATGTTAAGTACATTAAATCAATTAGATCCTAGCATTGGTGCAGACTTTGTTAAGAAACAAGCAGGTGAAACTAATGGAAAAAAATAACCCAATACATCAGACAGGTCTATTGTTTGAATTAAAGATAGGTTTAAATAAAGATAATGCAGTGGTGATTGACTACGGTGGAAAACCTGTAGGTAAAATAAGAGAAGCACTTAAAGATTATAAGTACCAAGCTAATCTTTGTGCAGCAATTATTAATCATGCTAACTCTACTGGTAAAAAACTAGAGGATGACATTAAAGAAATGATACAGAAAATTTAAAGTTTTGGTCTGAAGAAGTTGCACCAAAAAAAAAGGCTCCCTTAAAGGAGCCCTGTTGTTGCCTAACTGTGGGGAAGTTAACGCTTCCCCTTTTTTTATGCGTGTAATTATTTCTTTGCTATAGTATCTTTATTAATTCCTTTCTTGATAATATAATCTTGAGTACCATTGGCACCTGTAGTAACTTCTTTCTTAAGATGTCTAAATAAACTCATCTCTTTTACTTTTTTATATTTTTCTTTTAAGAAATTTTCTATTACTTTATTATCTCTCATTAACAATTCCATGCTCTTAAAGCTTTATTAATTCTACTCTGTGGATCATTAGCAGTTTTCTTTGAAGTAAGTTTCTTCTTCATACCTCTCATACGTGCACAAAAACTAGCTCTTCTTGGGTTACCTACTACTTTGCTAGGTGCTTGTAAGTTACCACCAGTTTCTTTATTGTAACTATCCCTACCTTTTTGATTTAATCCACCCTCAGAATTTTTACCTTCTTTACGTTGCCATGCTTTAGTTTTAAATGATTTAGATGCTTTAACTGCTCCAGCCATTACGCAAAACTCCTATACTTTTTTACTTTATTTGCTATAGTCTTTGGTTGTTTTACAAATTGTTTTCCC